GTCGTGCCGTCCGGGAATATGCCCGCCGCGTCGGCTCCGATAGCGACGAGCGCTTGCATGAGCGCCCGCTTGTCCTCCTCGCTTGCGCCCGGCTGATACTTGCCCAGCCGGAGCGGCATCCCGAACACTTCACAGAACGCGACCCAGTCCTTGAGGGTGTAGTTCTTGAATAGGTACATCCAGGAGACCACACGAAGAACGCCAGCTCGCGAAGGGTGGCCGCTGCGGGCTTTGTACTTGTGTACTATGAACTTGTTCTTAGGAAGAAGGATTCCCTCCGGCGCGTCCTGCGTCCGAACTTTGAAGGAGTCGTCAACGGTGTCCCAGAAGAACCGCTTTTGATGCCGCGAGCGAATGTCCCCGACAACGACGTGCCCTTCGTCATAGCTCCACATAATTTCAGAGACCGCGAAGCCCTTGCCGATTGCGTCCAGGAGGTCGAGCATGACATCCTCAAACCCCTCGATCCCGCCGATCTGCGCTTCTACGAACTCGGCGATCTCCTTGTCTCTCGGGTCGTCCGAGTCGAACGGGATGACCTCGTAGTCGAGGCCCGTGACTGCGTTCTTTCTCGTTTGGAGCTGGGAAAAGAGGTGCGGGTCTTTCTCCTCCATCTCCTCAAAAAGCTCGGCTTGCCGGAGCACATCTCCCGCGTCGGCCTCCTTGAAGATCTCCGCCAGACGGACGGGGGTGAGCCCGTCCGAGGGGTACTCGCTGTACTTGTCCGTCACCTGGGAGACCGCGACCTCTCGCGTCTCCGGCCTCGGTGTCTGCGTAGACCTCAAGAGCCGCCGCCACGGGAACCACTTATTTTTGCTTTGGTCGGCCAAACCGTCCCACCTCCTTTTAGTAGGCCCCGCGCCGGAACTTGATCGCACGGCCTAAAACTGATTTGTAATCCGGTCGACGCCCGACCTTGACCGAGAGAGCCAGGGAGACGGCCATTTGCAGGGCGTCGGGGGCGTCGTCATTCTTCCCCATAGGGTACTTGAGCATCTGGTCGAGGAGTGCCTTGTGCCGCTTCGAGAACTTGAGGTAGCCGTTCTTGACGAAGGGCTGCAAGGACTGGATGCGGGCGTCCTTGTTCTGGACGCTGTTGATCTCCTCGATAGGAAGGTACTCGCCGATCTCGGCGGACTTCTGCCGCATGATCTCGGCAAAATAATATTGGAACTGAACCGTCTCGACGCCGAACTTGTAGAGGGGCTTCTTGTATTCACGCTTGAGCCGACGAGACGCCTCGATCGCGTCCTCAATAATCTTGTCCGGCTTCCGCTTGGCGATGTCAGCGATGACGACGTACATGTAGCCCGTCGAGGTGTCCTTCGCTATGCCGATGATCGCCGAGGTGTCGCTCTTTCGGTTCTTTCCGAGGGAGGGGTCATTCGCCGCCACAAAGAGGAACTTCGAGTCGGAGAAGTCCGGGGGGAGCTGCCCGTCGTCGTAGAAGTCGAACCACTCCTCGGCAAACGCGCAATTCTCCGGGTCTATGGGTTCGTTCTGGATCTCCGACGAGAAGCTCGCCTCGCCCTCGGATACCCTCATAACCATGAGGGCATAGTAGGGGAGCTTTTCTTCCCAGAGGACGGCGGTGCCTTCCAGCATCTCGGCCTCGTTGGCCTTGAAGAAGTCCTCGGCGTCCTCCTTGTGCTTCGGGTTTTCGAGATCGGTGAAGATCCGCTCCCAGGCGTCCCACAAGGCCGTGTTCGTTGCGAACGAGATGACGCCCTTGTAGCGGACGGCCTCATACTCGGGGTTCTTGGCGACGTTGGCGAGGAGGGCGTCATAGTGGAGCAGCGTCCCGATGTAGACGATGTCCGTGTAGGTGTCGCCCGCTTTCGAGACCGCCTTGTAGAACCAGTCCCGGAGCTTCTTCCGCTGCTCCGGGGTGTTGACGTTCTCGTCGTTCTCGAGATCGTCGCAAAGAATGAGGTCGGGCCTCCATTGTTTGTGCCGTCTGCCTCGGATCTTCTTCCCAGCGCCCAGGGCCTCGATCTTTACCCCGTTCGATAGGAGGATGACCGACGCCTTCCAGACGCGCCCCTCAAGCTCTCCGAAGTCTTCGCGGAGCGCTGCGTTCTCCTCGAGCTCGGTCTTGATGTCGGAGAGGAAGCCCTCCGCCTGTTCCGAGCTGTCCGAGAGGATGATCTCGTAGTGCTTGTAGGCGTACACCGCCGAGTGTATGGAGTCCTTGAAGGTGAAGTTCGTCGACTTGGCATGTCCACGCGGGGCCTCGACTGCCCTCCGGCATCCGTTGGCCCGGCTGATTTGCTTCGCGTCTGTGCTGGGGTTCATACCCTTCATAACGCCCTCCCGGAAGATCCGGTCGAGTTCCTCATGGAAGGGAGGCGAGGGTCTGACGAAGTAGTGCGGGAGGTAGGCCCGGCCAAAATAGCCCAGGTCGAACGCTCCGAGCTTCCGGCGTAGACCCTGGGGGCCCGTGAGGTCGGCCCCGTCCTGGTACTCCTTGAGGAGCTGCGCCCGGAGCTCGGGGAAGTTGTCCCCCTTCTGGACGTACTGCTCAAACAGTTCCTTTTGATATTCGCGGCTCGCGACGGCCTCCCGGTCTTCCGGTTCCTCGAGTCTTTCGAGGTATTCCTTGAGGTCAATCTTCGCCATCGTCGAGCACCTTCTCCCTCGCCCTCGAGAGGACGTCATGCAGCTCCCCGGCGAGTTCCGGGTGCTGTTTGATTGCTGCCATGAGCTCGGCCTCGAGCTGGTCGAAGGCAAGCTCGGCTTTCTTCTTCATGTCCTGCCGGACGCGCTTCTCATAGGTTGCGTTCCGGGCGAGGCTCGCGATGAGACGCCCCGCCTTGTCGAGAGGCATCTCGGCGAAGTCGTCCTCCGCCGTGCTGACTCGCTGCATGAGGCCGTCCATGAGAACCATCGAAGCGGCCTTCGTGTAGTCGAGGTCGGGGTGGGCCTCGACGGCCTGGGCGATCGCTTGCGTCCGCTGCAATGTCTCGGCGACGCGCTGCGCCGCCTGGGTGCTGCGGATCGCATAGCGCCCGATCGCCGACTTGCTGATCTCGTAGCCCTCCGCCTTGAGCCACGCGGAGAGGTCTTCGTAGGTGTTGGCCGTGTCCGCGAGCCGAACGTCGAGCTCCGTCTTGATGTCGTCCGGGAGCTTGTCGATCGTCGAGCTGATCCGCGTCCTCCGGCGTTCGCCCTTAGACATCTACGCCGGGGTCTTCCCTCGTGCCTTCCACGAGGTCGACGCCCGCCTTCGTGAGCTGGATGACGGCGTCCCGGCGGTATGCGTTGTAGGCCGTCGCCCTCTTGTCCGTGAACTCGATGTAGCCGCCGTCCTCCAAATAGGAGAGCTGCTTCGAGATGTCCGGGACGGTGATGAGGTTGTCGGCGAGGAGCGCGTTCGTCACCTGCCGCACGAGCAGCGAGTTCTGGTTGCCTTTCGCCAGGGCCCGGACGATGTAGCCCCGGATCGCCTTGTTCTGCCGGATCTCCTGCTCCGTCATGTCGTCAAAAAAAGCCATGGTCTTTTATCCCTCCTTTGCCGGGCTCCTGTATAGGAGCTTGTCGAGCTTCTGGTCGATGTTGTTCGAGACCCGGATGAAGTCCTCCCGGGTCGTGTAGATGAGGGGGAGGTCGGCTTTGAGGTCGCCGAGCTCTCCTCGAACGGCGGCGATGTCTTCGGCGTTCTTCTTGTCTGCCGCCTCGAGCTTCGTGATCGCCGACTTCATCTCGCCGATCGCGTTCTTGACTCCCCAGGAGGCGACGCCGATGATCGCCGTGATGACCGTCTGGAAGACGAACATCGCGATTGTCGCTCCGTCCATGTTGGCCCCTCCTTACTGCGCGGCGGCTCCGGCCTTGTCTTCCAGCGCGACGCCCTCAAGCAGCTCCCCGGAGAGTGTGAGATAGGGGTCTTCCTGCTTGACCTTGAGGACGGCGTCCTCGATGACGGCGGTGAGGTACTTGTCGAAGCTGCCCAGGTTGTCGGTGATGACCTTCTGCGCCTGGGGGCTGATTGCCGCCTTCACCTCGTCGAAGACCTGTTTCCCCAGGGCGAGCAGCTCCTCCCGGCTTGCCTTGCCGCTCTTGACCGCGTCCCGGAGCGCCTTCGCCGTGGTCTGCTCCATCGCCCCCACCGAGACCGTCGCAAGGTTGACGACATCGTCAAGGGCGTCCTCGAGCACCTTCCGGCCCGCCTCGTCCTTGATCTGCGCCGTCTGCTCCTTGAGCTTGGCCGCGCCCAGGCGGATGTAGTACACCGCGTAGGCCCCGGCCAGGGCGATGACCGCGAGAACGACGTTGACAAGAGCGTCGCTCGCTGCGCTTTGGATGAGTTCCATGTTCATGTGTGTCTGCCTCCTTTTGGACAAAAAATAAGAGTACAAGCTATTGCTTGTACTCTTATCTTAGCGGGTTCCCCCGGAACCTTATATACGAAGCAGTTCTAAGAGTTGCCGCTCACGAGAGGGGCTCGTCGTCCTCCTGCCCCGGGTCGTTGAAATAGTCGAAGATGTCGATCTGTCCCTCCGTCTGCCCTGGGCCACAAATGCGGCGAACCCATCGCTCCGTGACGCCGTACTTCCGGGCGAGCTCCGGGTGATTGTAGCCGTTGAACTCCTCTTTGATGCGGGCGTCGCGGACGGGCCGGGTGACGCTCTCGGGCTTCGGGATGTAAACCGTCGTACCCCCGACGACCTCGGCGAGCTTATAGAAGTTATCCGTCCCGATCGCCTCGGCGATCATGCGGTAGAGCCCTTCGGGGAGCATTTCCAGCGTCAAACCCTCGGCGAGTTTATCCATGTCCTGCGCCCTCCCTTCCTGTTACATCCTGCCGATGATCGCCAGGATTTCCCCGACCTTGATCGGTTGGTCGAACTTCGCCTTCCACACGTCCGGGGAGTTGATGATGCCGCGCTCCACCAGGGCCTCAAACCCCGCTTTTTGCCATTCCGGGGTATTGGCCGGATAGCCGTCCCCCGGGTCTTGGAAGGCGAGGATCTGCCCGAGCAGCTTCACGACGTTCGCCCCGTAGCCCGCGCCGGGAACCGCCCAGCCGCGCCCCTGCGGGTTGTCCGCTGCCCCCAGCCATTCCACATAGGGGGCCACGCCACGGGCGACCAGGGAGAAGCGGGGGTCGACGCAAGCGTTCACGAGGGCCTCGGTGGATGCGTATGCCTTGAGGTGCTGGATCTGCGCCCGGACGCCCGTGCGCGGGTCGGGGAAGCTCGCCGCCTGTCCCGTGGCGTTGCCGTTGAGCGCCCCAATGCCCGCGAAGTTGTTCATCTCCGGCGTCACGATGCCGCCGTATTTGAAATAGCCCGTTTCGTGGAGGCTCTGCGCGAAGGCCACGTCGCCCCGAACTCCCTCGGCCTCGCCCTCCTCGATGAACATGCGGGCCAGCTCCTCCACGGTGCAGCTCGGGAGCTGCGGCGAGGCGTTTTTGCTCAAGCAGAACGCCGCCATCTGCGACGCGGTGGCCTGGGCCTCGCCCATGATCGCCGTCTTGTCTTCCGTGCCCGGCGCGGTGGAGCCGCTCATCAGGGCCGCGACATCGTCCCGGGCGGTCTCCATCGACTTCCCGAACTTGGGGAACCAGTGTGTCACGTCGGCGTGATTGCTGCCGAGCTTTAGTTTGTGGCTGTCCGCGTGGCACAAAATGGTCGGGACAGTGACGCCGGAGCAATCGGCGGTTCCTTTGGGGTCGATGCCGTAGAGGGTGCAGAGGTACGCCGTCAGCTCACACGCCTCTTGATACACGGCGGCGAAGTAGTCGGCGTCCGTCAAGGCGTCCTCGCAGATTTCAAACTGAATCCATCCGCTGTTGCATGACCCCTTGCTGCCGCTCCCACATCCCCACGGTCTAAAGTCCCAGGGCATCGTCTGAACCGCCGCGACACTCCCGTCCGCGAGCTTCCCGATCCAGGCGTTCAGGCCCGCTTGTGTGTCGATGTGGTTCCAGTCGTTCTTGTTCGCGTTGGTGCCCAGCTTGGACAGGAGCTCGGCTCGGTCGGGTGCGCTGTCGTCCGGCTGAACATATCGCTTGAGGGTCGGGTTGTTCGCCCCGGTGCTGTGCCACAAGACGCCCTTGACCGTCATCTTCTTGGTTCCCTTGTAGCAAGTGCTCTGTGTCATCATGCACTTCATCGGCGGATTGCTTTTACTGTACTTCATGTTGTGATAACCTCCTATAGTTTGATGATGGGGAGAACGACTTCGTCGACGAGCTCCCCAGTGGTGTACGTCTCGCGGCCCTCCGCCTCAAGTTTGTTGAGAAAACCGTCGTACTCGACCGCCAGCTTGAGCAGCTTGAGGACGCCGACCTCCTCGGGCGTGACCCTGTGCATCTCCGGCCCCACCATGAAGCCGACCGCCTTGATGAGCGCCAGCTCCGCCCGGATGGGCTTCGCCTTAAAGAGCGCCTCGAACTCCGCCCAGGTCTCCCGGGCGAACTTCTTCCGGTCGAGCCGGGGCTTGTCGGGCGGGAGGACTCCTCTCGCTTGGAGCTCCTTCTTCATCGCCGCTCTCTCGGCCTTCTCGCGCCGCGTGAGGCGTTTATTCTTCGTTGGCATAACTTCCCCCTTAGCCCGCCGAGGGGCCCTTGCCGGGGCTCCTGGTGGCCCCTGGGCGTTTCAACGGGCACCACCTCGGCGACGTTTTGATCACGGGGGTGCTTCCCCCTGGTGCGGTAAAGGCGATGAAGCAAGAGGCCGAGCGGTTCCCGGAGGCGGCGAAACTCGCCTCCGCTTCCGGGTGTTTGCACCAACATTCACCGCGAGGGCCTCCCCAGGACGTGCCGCTGGTGAGGCGGGCCCGCCCCATGAGCCCCATGTGCTCGCAATCGGAGCAGCGGAACGGGTTCTTCATAGTGCGGCCTCCCCTTGCTCCGGCCAGCCGTCCGGCCCGAGGGGAGCGTAGCCCAGCCGCCCCCGGTACACGTTCGCCGCCCGGATGACCTGGGCGAAGGCGGCGTCGCTTGCCAGCTTCTCCCCGAACCGATCCAGGAGCGAGCCGGACAGGTTGAGCCCCGTCGCCCGGGTGATGTGCCCCACGGCCTCGGTGTCGATCTCCGTGAGGCGGCGGGCAACTTCCTCCGGGAGCTTCTCGTAGTAGGCCCGGAAAAAGGCGAGCCCCATCCCGCCACACGCCCCGCGCCGGATCTCGTCCTGTGTCAGCTTGACCCCTTGCAGCGCGTCCAGGATCTCCGCGTCGGTCTCCGCCTTCTTGACGGGCTCGTCAAAGTTGTTCATGCTGTCCCTCCTTCTCTCCGCCGCGCTGTATGTCCTCTAATATGTGGGTACGGGGCGCATAGCTGCGCCCCTCGCTCCGGCGCTCCTGCTTGCGGACATCGCCCAAAAGCCGCTCAAGGCCCTTGATGACGGTGCGGTTCTGCTCTACCCAATCCACCACGGGCCGGGTCTGCTCCGCGATGTCCTTCGCCGTCCGGCGCTGCCGCCGCACTTCCCGGAGCTTGAGCCCCAGCCGCGCCCGGCCCGGGGCCTTGTCGTTTCCCAGCTCGAGCGCGTGGAGGAGGTCTTGCGTCGCGGCCTCCGCCTCGGCGCGGTCGGCCTCCGCCATCCTGTGCCGTTCCGTGGTCTCCCGGAGGAAGGCGAGGAAGCTCTCAAGCCCTTTACTCGTTCCGACGTCCATCCGCGCCCTCCTTCCGCTGCTCCCGGGCGAGGATCGCCTTGAGCCCCTCGATGATCTTCTCACACTGGCCCGCGTCCAGCCATTCGAGGCGGTCGATGCCCGTCATCCGCTTCACGAACCCCTCGATCCGGCGCTTGTCGCTGTTCCAGCCGAGGGCCTCGGTCAGCGCGTAGATCTTCCGGCGCTGCCGTTCGGTCGTGGGGTTGCCTCCCTCATCCGTGCGCTTGCTCCGGCTTCCCCGGGCCGCGCTGTCCTTCATGTTTTGCAGGACGCGGGCGACGGCGGTGATCTCGCCCTGGGTGAGCTGCTTCATGCTCCCCTTGCCCGTCTCCCGGTACACGACCCCGTGGAGGTCTTCGTCCGTGAGCCCCAGCTCCGGCGACTTGGCGATCGCCCATAAGGTGCGGATGGAGGGGAGCTTCCGCCCGCTGCGCGTTGTTGCTGCTGCCATGATTTACACCTCGTTTCCCCAATAGTCCCAGCCGGGGGAGCGGCGTCGGGCAAAGAGTTCGATCCGGGGGACGTCCCCGAACAGCGCCTCGATGCTCCGGCGTACCTCCTCGGGCTTCTCGCTGTGCCGTGTCCGCACGGCCTCCACAAGCTGCGGGACATTGTTCCTTTGCTTGTACTGTACCATCCGCCCCCGCGTCCCCATGAGGCAAAGCTCGCAGTTCTTGAGCGTCCAGGGCGCGAGGTTCGAGACGGTCTTCCCGTTGACGGTCTTCTTCGACCACACGAAGGCGACCGTCACATAACGGAACCCCCACGCCCGATAAAGCTCGAGGGCGTCCGGGATGTGGGCGTCCGTGGCCCACATAAAGAGCGCCGCGTCCCGGTGCGCGATGCGCCCCACGTCCAGCCCCTTGAGGGCCTCGGTGGACATAGTCGGATAAATCCGTTCGAGGGGTTTATAGCTGGTAGTTTTTACCCCCCCCCCGATTTTTTCCAGTTGCTTCCTTGCTGCTGAACTTCCAGGGCGGATCGGCGTAGATGACCCGGTATTTCTTCCTCGTGCTGGTGATGTCGACCCGCATGAAGTCCCGCCCCCTTCTTTAGAGCCCGGCCTTGACCTGTTCCAGCTTCGAGAAGTTCAGCTCATAGCCGAAGACGTCTTGCTGCTTCCAGGTAGCGCCGACCGCGTTGACGGTGTCCTCGCCGTACTTCTTGAGGGCCTCCTTCGAGACGTCCTCCTTGACGACGATGCAGTCCATCATCTGCCGGGTCTTGAGGCGGCGGATGATCTCCTCGATCTTCTCCTTCGCCCGGGGGAGGGACACGGAGGTCGAGAGCCGGAACCCTACCTCGCCGAAGGTGAGGGCCCGGGTCTTCGTCTTCCCCATGTCCGCCCGGTGCTCGGTGACAAAGTCCTTGAGCTCGCGCTCGAGCTTGGCGACCCTGTCCTTGTACGGCTTGCTCTGCTCCTCTGCGGCCTTCTTCGCCCCGAGGATCTGCTTGTTCATCTCGCCCTCAATGTCCGCGAGGGCGAGTTGCGCTTCCGCAATCTGACGGAGGGCGTCGTTTGCGTCCTCCCAGGTCTTGACGCCCGAGGGCTCGACCACTCTCTTTCTTGCCATGTGTTGACAACTTCCTTTCTCGTAGTTTTGTTATGTGCCCGGGGAGCTGCCTCCCCGACGCTTTCCTTCTGCCCGCCCGCCTCCTGCTCCTCGCCGTCGTATAGGATGTAGGTCTTCGAGAGGAGCATATACAGGCCCAGGGGCCCGGTGAGGAAGGCGGCGGTCGCGTCGCTGTCCTCCGGCGTCCTCCCGCCTCGGGCCATAACCAGGACGAGGGCGGTGATCGCCAGCATAGCGAGCCCCATGAGCCGCTGCTTTCTCATTTTCATTGTCCCGGCCTCCTCCGCGTCAAAGCATCATGAGGCTCGAGGCTTGCTCAATGATCTTGACTGTGACGACCCTCTCGCCCCTCTCCTCAAGGATGCGGGACACATTGGAGAGGGTGCGGTCGAGGAGGCGGAAGCATCCCGTCTGCATGTTGCAGGCCCGGGCCTTGAGTTCGACCATCGCGTCCGGCGCGACCTCGAAGCCCGCGAGGTAGCCCTCCACCTCCGAGGGGTCAAGCCCCTTGAGGCTGACGTAGAAGTCGACCCGGTTCGCCATGCGGACGAGGTAGGTCTTAATCTGCGCCTCGAGCTTCGGCTCCCCGGCGATGACGAGCCCCACGTCCGACTGGTCGAAGATCGCCCGGAGGATCTCCATCTTCTTTTGGGTGTACTTTGAGACGAGCTTGTCCGCCTCGTCGATGATGAGGAGGTAGCCCTTGTTCGTGTTGAAATAGTCCCGGATGCCGTTGACCCTGCGCCAGATCGTCCCGTAGCCGCTGGGGATGCCGAGGGCCCGTTCAATCGCCTCCACAAGATCCCGGCTGCTCATGGTGTCGTCACACTCGATATAGGCGACCCGGGGGAGCTTGGCGTACTGCCGGAGGGAGTAGGTCTTGCCGTAGCCGCTGCGGGCGACCACGATGCCGAGCCCGATGTACTCTTGACAGCTCTGACACACGCCCAGCACCTTGAGGGCGTCCCGGCTCTCAAAGAAGGCGGGCTTCGTCCCGGTCTTCCGGCCCGGCTCCGGGAGGGCCACGTCCTCCCCGGTGCGCCCGGCCAGCCAGTCCGCGAGCAGCTTCTCAATGGCTGCGATGTCCCCCTCGTACTTGCCCGAGAGGTAGCGGGAGATCGTCGGGCGGGAATAGCCCGGGATCTCGCTTGCCAGGGTTGCGATGCTGGTCTTCGTCGTCGCGAGGTAGTCGTTGATCTGCTCCGCGAGGCTCTTGTTGCTGGTGTAGGTTACGGCCTGGGCCGCTGCTGCTGTGACTTCCATGTTGTACCTCCTATTCGTTCATAGCCCTCAAACGGGCGAGGGCGTCGTCTGCCTTGTTGGTGAGGAACTCGTCCCCGGATGTCTTCTTCCCGGCCTTCCGGCTTGCCGCCGCTTCCGCCCGGTATTCCTTGTCGTTCGGGAGGGCGATGACCTTCGGGCTCCGCTCCGCCTTGATGGTGAGGTCGATCATGCCGACCGCGCTCGAGGGGCGTCCGCCCTCCTGGACGCGGAGCTCGTAGGGCCTCCGCATGTCTTCCAGGATCTCGCGCATTTCCTTCTCCTGCCGCTTCTGGTCGCGGAGGTGGCGCTCAAGCGCCGCCTGTGAACAGTGGGGCCCGAAGGCCAGGAGCTCGGCGGAGACGGCCTCGCATATCTTCCGGCCCTCCTCGTCGAAGACGTAGAGCTTCGTGACGTCGTCGATGTCCCACTTGATGCCGACGTGTTTGCCGACATAGTGGCAAAGCTCGTAGTCCGTGTAGAGCGTCCCGAACTTGGTGATCCCCTGGTTCCGCACGAGGGCGGTGTCCGCCTTCATGAGCAGCATCGCCGCATACTCCCGGGGCGGCGCTGCCTTCTCGTAGCGTTCCCCGTTCTCAAAGAGCGAGATCGGCGTGACCCACTTCTCGCCCGCGTCCTTGAGGCCCCGGTGCTCCCGGGTGTGGTACTTCGTTTCCTTCCACTCCGTCCACGCCTCGAAGAACTCCTCCATCGTGAGCAGCTCCCCGCGCTCGAGCATCCCGTCGACGTCCTTCTGCCGCTTGGCGTAGGTCTTGGAACCCGTGAGGGTGCCCGTGTAGCTCTCAAACCATTTTGAGAACTTGGAGCACACGGTCGAGAAGAAACGCTCGATCGGCTTGTCCCACGGCTGATAGGGGAGCGACCGCCCCACCTCCTCGATGCCGATGCTCTGGTAGAAGCCCACCGTCTCCGCGTCAAACTCGAACTCGATGTTCCGCTTCTTCCGGCTCTGGCCCGTCATGGTCTTCGCCGTGTAGTCCTTGCCGTTGTCCACGTGCAGGATGTGGGGAACGCCGCCCGGGTGGGAGTAGAGCATCTTCACAAGGCTCTCCTTGAGGGTCTGGTTGTTGGCGTCTACACAAGCCACGTCGCCCACGATCGCCCGGCTCCGCATGTCCATCCATGCGACGAGCTTCGGGCGGACGGCCTTGACTTTCCCGTTCGGGGCGACCCACTGAACCCAAAAGTCGAAGGTGTGCTCGTCGCCCACCACGTACTCCATGACCTTGAGGCTCGTCGCGTCCCGCTTGCCCTTGAGCATCTTCTTGTTCTTCCACTCCCGGGAACCGTTGGCCGCGAGGTAGCGGGCCGACTCTCCGCCCCGGCTGTCCATGAGGTGCTTGATGTACCGGGCGACCGTCTTGATGCTGGGGTAGCTCTCCCAGCCCCGGCCCTGCCCCACCTCCTCGAACTTCTCGTAGAGCATTTCGATCGTGCCCAGGTTGGCGGCGAAGCGGCGGTCGAACCATATATTTTGAATGAGCGCCTTTTGCTCGTCCGTGAGGCTCGGGAAGGAGGCTTTCTCCCTCGGCTTCCGGCACAAGGCCAGCGCCCGGAAGTAGTCCCGGTTCTGCCCGTCCTCCTTCTCCATCTTGAGCGCCCACGCGCTCGCCTTGAGTACATTCTCCACGTAGCGGTAGAGGGTGGGGAGGCTCACGCCCAGCCCCAGCGCGTAGCGTTCCGCGTAGGCCGTGCGGTCGGGCCCGTCGTAGTCGATGAAGTCTTGAACCCGCGCCGCCAGCTCGACGGCTTCATAGAACGCCTTCTTGTTCTGCTCCGTGTAGTGGTTGAGGTCGACGCCCACGTACCAGGGCGCGGACTCTGTTCGCTTCTCTATGACGACATCCCTCCCGTCTACTTTCTGCGCCGCCCGCCACGCCTTCCGGCCCTTTGGGGAGAGCGAGGAGACCGCAATCAAAACTTGCTCCTTGCCTCCGCCCTCCTGGGGCTGCGTCCTGGTCTTGTACTGCCCCGGGTTCCTCTGAACCCGCTTTTTGAGGGCCTCGTAGGTGACGCCCTCAAAGGTCGCCGCCTCTTTTAGCCCGATGAATACGTCCGGCACTCCTGTCCCTCCCTTCCTGCTGTCATGCTGCCGTTGCCTTCTCGACCTTCCGGGGGTCGAGCTTGAGGGCCGCGATGAGCGCCGGGAGGTACTTCTCGCCCGAGCGGACGCCGTACAGGATGTAGCTTAGATACTGCGGCGACGTCCCGATCTCGGCGGCAAGCTGCGACTTTGTCTTCTCCTGGTCGGCGAGCGCCTTGACGACGAGCTTCCCCAGGGGGCAAAGTTTGCCGTTGCTTTTCATCGCTGTCCTCCTTCCTGTGTAGTCGTTCTTAGAATTACTTCCGCCCCAGGCGGTGCAGCGAGAGGGCCGTGATGAACCCCACGCCTAAAAGCGCCGCCGTCCGGGTGATGCCGTCCGGCGCTCCCGCCGCCACACACGCGGCGGCGACGCCCAGCATCGCCAGGGCCAGAAGTCCGAGCCCGATGACAAAGTCGAGGATCGCGTCCAGCGTGGGGATGACCCGCCGCGCACACTCCCGGGCCGCTTCCTTCTCAAGTAATTTGAGAATATAGCCCAGGGTCTCCGCCTCCTGCGCGGAGGACGCGAAGGTCAGCTCCGCCCCATAGCGAGGCCGGAAGGGGTTCCGGGGATCGCCCGAGAGCCGCTTCCGGGCCAGGGCCTCCCGCCGCTGGTGGCCCACAAGGTCGAGGGCCCGCTTGAGCTCCGCCTTCACTTCGCCCCGCCTCCCTTCCGATACTGCTTGACGGCGAAGTTCCCGTCGAACATCTCCGCCAGCTCTCCGACCCGTTCCCGGAGCGCCTTCCGCAAGGCGAGCGCCGGAACGCTGTCCGCGTCCAGGTCGTCGAGGGCGGCGTCCAGCTCCCGGGCCCCGTCGAAGATGTTGAGGTAGATCCGGCAATCGTTGGGCGGGCAATCTGCCGCCAGCGCCAGCCCCAGGGCGTAGAGCTGCGTTGTCTCCCGGTGGCGCTTGAGCTCCGGGTGAAGGTGCTCGAAGGTCGTCCGCTCCGGCCCGTGGGCCTGGGCGGTGCGGGCCTCCTCGATCGCGGCGGTGAAGGCTGCGCTCTCGCCCTCCGTGACCATCCCCGTCGCCGCCAGCGCCCGGAGATAGGCCCGGGCCTCCGCGCCGACCTGCTCGGCCCGGGTGCGG